TCCCAAAAATATCTATCCTTTAATGTATCTAAACTAAACTTGTCTAGTTTCTTTTCCTTATCATAGTCTATAACTATACCTAAGTAAGGCTTCTTGCCTACTTTGTCTTCGACCATTAGCCTTCCTCCTTGTCATTTAAATGTAATGCAATCAGTGCATAGTGTATAATTTTAAGTAAGTCTTTATCTGACTTACCATTCTTCTTACCATATCTCATAGCATACTTCATTATATTACCTATACAAAAACCTTCACCATGACCTGCATCAATAATCATATCGGTTGCTTGGTACTTTGAATGAGCGTAGTGCTGTGTATAAGTATCATCAATGTACTGATGTACACTTCTTAAGTTTATGTTTTCATCAAATTTATATTCCATATTCTGCTATCCATTCTTTAGGTAAATTATATTCTGAGTACCAAGTAAAGTCGTTAGCTTCAGCCCACTCTGCATGACTCCGTTTAGTACCATCCTTTCTTTTCTTTGCTGCAGGCATAGCTGCATCAGGTTTAGAAAATATAAAAACTAATTCTTGATTAGGTTTTAAACTCTTCCTGATCCAAACATATTTACTATACTCTGCGTAATCCCAAAACCTTCCTTTAGCTTCAAGAAGATATTCCGTACCATCAATCGTTCTTCTGAAGTCAGGCTCATAGGTGTGTTCAACTGTGTAGTCAATCTTATCACTATGATGATCCCAATCCTGTAGAGGTTCAGTATGTAATTTGTATTCCCAATTAGAATCATATCCTTTAGGAACATCTTTCTCTATAGGTCTAGGCTTTCTAGGTTTTCTATATCCTCTCATTAATGTATACTCGCATCTTCAGGTATACCATCTAAACGATTGTCTATAAGTTCTGCCATCCTATCTAAAACAAAATGATCTACTTCATCTAGTGATCCTCCCGCATATAAAAAACTACCTAACACTATTATCATAGTAGCTAAATCTTGTTGCATTATATCATTCTCTTCCATCTCTGAGTAGTTCTTCAAATCGAATTGATTCGACATCCTTGTTCTCCTTTTTAATTATATTTTTAATCTTCTTTACAAACCATTTAAAACTATATGCTGATAGTAAAAACTTTCTATTTGCAAACACATGTCCTTCTTTAGGTAAGTAATCTTTAAAGTTCTTTTCGTTGATAGCCTCTGCTTCTTCAGGAGTTACCATATCTTTTAACCAATCAAGCAACATAAGTTTAGCATGTTGCCTTATTCGTTTTGATTTTTTACCATTCATTTTCTAGTTATCTCCTGCACGTTAGGTTCTTTCACTACCTTAGTTAAGTACATAAGACCTTTAGAATATTTAAAGACTCTTAAACCTTGACCATCATTTGCATCTTTGTGACATTCATTCTTATGCCTACAATAAGTACAACCTCTAGGAAGTTTCATGTTTCCTGCTTTGCCTTCAGGTATAGTAGTATAACATAATTCAGGCGGATTGTCAAGCTTAAGAGCTTTCTTTACCTCTCTTATTCTATTCTTTGCATTTGGTTTATCAAAGAAACTAGGTCTATGTAAAGTTAGCTCACCACTCTCCTTATTCATTACAAGAAAACCACCTGCCTTTGTCTTCTCTGCTTCCTCATATCCTGATAGTTGTGTTAAGTATCCAAAAGGATCATCGTCTGCTAACGTACCATTCGCAAACTTCCTGAATGCAAAACTAGATGCAGTCTTTATATCTACAACCTCACCATCAATCTTACAATCCATATGTCCTTGAACATTACTAACCTTAACTTCTTTCTGCTCATCAGAAACTTCATGACCTGAAAGTTTTACCAAGAATAACATAACTTCTTCTAAGATATGTCCATACAAAAATCTTATAAACAAATGAGGATCAAGCTTCTGTGTATCCTCACCTTCTGATTTCATATCATACCAAAGCTGTCGTAAAGGTTTCCCTATGTTAGACATTCTAAGAGTTTCTTTATCTCGTGACTTAGGTGTAGCCCAATGACGTAGTGCTTCTTTCATAGAGTTACCAAACTCGTCTAGTACTTCTTCACTTACATCAAGAGCTTCACCCTCGCCTAGTACAGACAAGGTACTGTATATGTCTTCAACTAATGTATCTAATTTTTTATCTGTCATATTTAATCCTTATGATTTACAAATCTTAACTCTCTTGTATCTGACAAGTAAAGTAATATTTGTACGTTCATTTCTTTTTGTAAATCTGATCTTCTTGTAGAACTATTAGAACCTCCATTTGATCTTGTCTTTATATCAATCATGGTAGTTGCTCCATCTTTAGTTGCAATTAAATCTACAGGTCCATCACAACCGCAGTTCTTAAAGACTTCATATCCATTATCCCAAAGCCAAGTTACTGCATAAAATTCTGCTAAGTCTCCTTTCCTACTAGAACTATGTCCGTTAATGTGTCTCACTCCAATCCCTCCCAACTTTGTATTCACCATCCATAGGACAGCGAAGATTATAATAATTACCTGCAGTTTTAATACAGTCTACAGCCAACGTACCGATGTGATCAGATAAATCTTCACGTACTTCCATCTGCCATTCATCATGTATGTTAGCTACAAACTTTGCATCAAAGGTATTTAGTTTTATAAGGGAATCAAATAGTGCTAGTCCTTTCTTCATTATTACTGCACCTCCTCCCTGTAGTAAACTATTTAATGCGGCATGTTCACTTCTTATAAATATCTTTCTACCATCTAATCCTTTGAGGTAACCTTTCTTTGATGCTCTTGATACTTTATCTCTAAGAGCTTTAAATGATGGGTTACTATCAAAGAAATGTTGTCTAAGTCGTTTACCATCTTCTCTACTTCCTTTAACCACACTCCCAAGTTTTGCATCTCCCGCTCCGTATATGAGGGCATAGATGAATGTTTTAGCCTGATCTCTTGATTCAAGTCCTGCAGCTTTCTGGTTAGCGGTGTGTATGTCTCCGTTAATGATTTCATTTGTATACTCCTCGTCATCCATATAATGTGCAAGCATCCTAAGTTCTAATCCACTTGCGTCTATTCCTACTAAGTTGTAACCATCCTCGACAGTCCAACACTCTCTGCACTCTTTACCATACAAGCTTTTTAAACTAGGTACTTGTGCTAGGTTAGGTTTGTTATGTGCCATACGACCAGTGATCGTACCATTAGGTATAACAAAACCATGTACTCGTTCATCAGAACGTAATGCTTTGATCCAAGAATCAATTTGTGCAACACGCTTTTGTAAAGTTAAATACTCTCCGATTAGTTGAGCTTCAGGTATATTAGTTATATTAATTAAGATACTCTCATCTACAATCGGCTGACCAGTAGGAGTAAACCTTTTAGGTTTCCATCCAAACTCTTGCAAGTATTCTCCAATCTGCTTACGTGAACCAAGATTAAATTCTTGTAGACGTTTACGCATAAAAGGATTTACATCCTGTGTACGTATACATCTTTCATACTCATCATCTGTCAATCCTCTCTTAGATAACTCACCATCTTTTTTTATATAGGGAGTAACAAGTTTATCGTCAACCATCTTAGGTTTAAATACTTTATGTACCTCATCCTCTGATGCCTGCATCTTCTCTCTAAGTTCAGCAAGTAATAGTTCTCCTTTCTTTACATTAAACTTGAAACCATCCCACTCTTGTTGTCTTAATGGTAATGCTACAGAATGTTCAAGCTCTACACTTTCTTTAGAGAATCCTTTACCTTCTTGTTGTAAGACTTTGAATACTTTAGTATTTAATTCTACATCTCTAATACAATACTCTAACATCTCTTCAGAATACTCATCATACTCTTCGAAGTCTATCTTAGGATATCCAAGTTTAAATCCCCATCGTTCCAGTCCATGTCCACCTTCTCGGATAGGGTAGAAAAGTCTTGATGTTACTAAGGTATCTATAACTTTGATTCCTCCTTGTCTAAAACTAGTTAGCTTCTCCAACATAGGAATGTCGAACCCTATAATGTTATGACCAATTAAAGTCTTTGCATTTTGTAAGAGTTCAACTCCCTTGTCAAGTTCCCAAGGAGGAAAACTAAATACCTCCTCGGTGTTTACATCTTGAGCAACAATACAATGTAAGGTGTCGACTGTATCCAAACCAATATCATCGTCACCTACTCTGTTTGTTTCTATATCAAATACTAAATCCATACTATAACTCCAAGGCTGAGAAGTCTGCATCTTCCTCTTCGTAAGATTCTTTTTCAAACTCCTGCAGCCTACCTGTTTCTCTATCGTATAATAAATGAGTTGCCATACCTACATCTCCTGTGTATCTAGATTTAAGTACTCTAACTCTAGTTGTATTGGATTCATTTATATCATCTGATTGTTGATTCCTTTCCAAGGCTATTACACAATCACTCAGTTGGGCTATTGACTGACTACCTCTAAGGTGACTAAGGCTGACTTCGATTCCATTCTCATGTCCTTTATCGCCATTAGCTCTACGTAAGTGAGAGACTAATACTACTCCTGCTCCAGTCTCTTCAACTATACTTCTTAGTCTAGTCATTATATTATCAATAGCCCTACGTTCATCTCCTTCAGATACTGCTGATACTAACATGTGTAAGTGATCTACCACTACCCATTTACATCCACATGCTATGATCATAAATCTTAGCTTAGTAAATATCTCATCAATATCATTCGTACCAAAGTGAGCATGAACCCATACTCTATTTTTATTATCGCCATCATATAGTAGATCAAAGAATTTGTCAAGCTCTTCTTCAGAAAACTTCTCTCGTTCCTGATCTATATACAATCTAGCATTAGCTTCAATTGAAAGTATACCATCAATGGTTCTTCTCCAATCTTCTTCTAATGCAATTACTCCTACATTATCTGTAGTATTCTTTATAAGATGATGCTCAAGTTCTCTAGTTACTGAAGACTTTCCTAGTCCAGTACCACCAGTCAACGTGACTAACTCACCTTGTCTTAAACCATATAGTTTTTTATTCAGTCCTTCCCAAGGGTAAGGTATACTATCTTTAACTGGTCTATTAAAAAACTTCTTCTTCTCTTCAGATACATTTATAACACCACTAGGAGTATAGGTCTTAGCACTCCACCATGCTTCCATAAAGTCCTTATGCTTATTAGCTACTAACATATCGTTAGCATCTTTAAAGCCATTAGGTAGCGTCATGATCTTAGCTTTACTTGGTTGGAATAACCTAGCAACTTTCTTAGCTGCCTCAGTACCACTCTTATCCTTGTCAAAACAAATGATAATATTTTCAAAGCTTTCTAAGAACTCAAGGCTATCTTTGATGTCACGCTCTGCTCCTGCAGCACCACGTTTGATTGATACTGCCGCCCACTTACTACCCATCAATTCATATGCAGCCATTGCGTCACATTCACCTTCGGTTATAGTAATATACTTACCACCTTTATTGAATAGTTGTTCACCGAACAAAGCAGTCTCTTCAAATGATCCTTTAAGATAGAAGTCTTTGTTCTCAACCTTTCTAGTTTTAGTTGCAGCTAACTCATGTCCATTGTAATATGGATAGTGATGCTCGATAGGTTTACCATCAGCACCATGTACAACTTTAACTCCATACTTCTTTGCAGTATCTTCAGATATTCTTCGATCTGTTAATGCGGCATAAGAACCTTCAGAGTTTGTAGGTTGCATTGGTTTAACCTTACGTTCTACAGCAGGCTGTGTAATATTAGATACATTTGATTCCTGTTGTGGGGCAGGATGAAATGTACCACATGTTGCATAGAAACATTTACTTGAGCCATCTGCATTTACAGATAAATGATTCTTGCCACAAGATGGACACTTAGCATTGTGTTGTATAAAAGCCATATAATTTCCCTCACGTTATTATTTAAAATTGGATGCTAGTTTTGTCAAGGTCTAGCAACTTGTTAGGCACACTAGTTTTCTGGAGAGTCCACTAGTTCTTCGACTACTTCTGCATCAGATGCTTCTGTGTCTTGTCCTTCGCTATTAACTATCTCAACAATTTTGTTGGAGAAAAAGTTAATGCCTGCCTGAACTTCTTCCAAGTCCAGTGTAAGATTTACTTTCTTCTGATTCAATCTCTGCAGTCTTCCGAAGATTCCTTGACCTTCTTCAGGTAAGTCTTCAACATTAATCTGCACATCATCAATCGTAATAAAAGGTTTTACATCTTCGTCTGTCATATTAAAACTCCTCTACTTCTGCCATACTTACTGCGGAAAAACCTACATCAGGATTATATTCTTGTAGTTGCACTACTTGAAGCCCTGCTAAATCCAAACCTTTAAACTTTCCAAAGGTAGGATGTGTAGTTTCCCACTCCTTATACATAACAATAACATCTGAACCATTACCAATTGCAATATCAATGTTGTTATTATCCTTATCCTTAAGTTGGGGTACATCATTATCTGTTTCCTCCATGATCCACTTACCAGTTTCATCGGTAACATTATTACCTTCAGCATCCTTCTTAGGTCTTTTGATTCTAGCTTTTCTTTTAAAGAATAAGAACTTCTCGTTACTTTCTTTATCAGTCTTAACTGAATGTTTGAATCCTCTGTTCTCAAAGTTTGCAATGATACTTTCAGAATCAGAATCAATTACCTCACCAAAGTTATTAACTACAATAGGATTGTAGATAGATGCTTGAAAGGTAGGTTCGAAAGTAGTATTAGGTGTCAACACACTAGCCCACTTTACTTCTCCACGCATAAATTGCGTACCCTTTTTTATATCACTCATATTTTTGTTTCCTCCATTATGTGATTGTGTATATAATATAACATAGTATTAATTAAAAGTCAAGGGTTTTTTGTGAACCTTCAGAACCCCATAACTGAACCGCCAATATAGGAAGACGGATGCGTAGCCATTGTGATATAGTGAGGGCTAGATCGGCTGACACATGGTTCATGTTTATGCTTCCCTCATATATTGATTGTAGATGTAGCCAATAAATACTTCTAAAGATTGATTATCTAAAAACTTTAGAATGTAATCATCTCCGTTTAGTCTTAGCTCATGTCCTAACTTCATCTCATACATATCACTAAGTATATTGTAATCAGAACCTAGTTGCATGTATTGATCTCTATTTAATTTTATTTCTCTATCGTTTAACTTTATCATTATATCCTCACTATACACTAATTAAAATAAAAGTCAAGCTCTTTTTTTAATTAGCTTTAACTTTTTTCTCCACTTACTTTTCTTGTAAACCTCCATAGTTCCATCTGCATATCGTACTTCTAACACTCCATGATTAGCATGAAGAGATGAGATAGTATCTTTACTAACTTGATCGGCATACATTTTATGTACATCATACTCAGTCATTAACCCACCACTCAGGTTTATCTCTGCCCTTCTCCCACTTAGCATAATGCTTTTCGTTTATACAGTAATCTCTATATGCTTTGATAGGATCATCGTTCTTGTACTCATCAGGCATAGCTTGTGCTAGAGGTGTCATATCATTTAGTTTTATATTGTCAGGTGTAGCATACAAAGGCAACGCAAGTTTAGATATACTTGCATGAACCTTACCGTATCTAAATTTATATTCAGAACCTAACGCAAGAAAATGTTGATACAACCACTTATAATTTTCACTAGATTCTCTAGCCCATATAGTGCAAGGATGATTCCAGTATGCTCTTTTGTATAAGCCTGTCTCATCTGCATACTTATCACCATCTAATTCTCGATGAGCAGTACACAACATCTGTGCTGTTTCCAATGGCATCTTCACTAGCATCTTATCAGGCTGTGCTTGTGCTGATTTAATTGGGCAATCATAAAAGTAAAATATATTCATGCGTTTTCTATCTCATCTAATTCTAATTGTAATGTTGTAATATGTTCCTCAAATACAGATTCACAATCATAGAATGCACTCTCTAAATTGTTCTTCGCTTCTCGCACTAAGTCTAACATATATTCCATGTCGCTGTCAAGCTTTACTTCTTCTGCTAGGAAACTTAACTTACATATAATATCATTAACTGGATAACATAATCCTTTAGCTTCTTTATTAATTTCTCTAGCTTTTACCAAGGCATCGTCAAGTTTATCTATTTTGTTTTGTATAATATTAGGTGTATTGAATACTCCATTCCATTCTGTTACAGAATTAAAACTAAATTTTCTATACTCATCTATCGATACATCAATACCTTCAAACCCATCGAAGTCTCCATAAAAATGTACAGGTTTTATATACCTTGATACGTCTTTATCTTTGTATGTAAATTTAACTGCGCCTTTTTCTTTGATCGCAGTAATAACATCTAGTGTTGCTGTTGATATATCAATCATTTTCCTTGCCCTCTATATTTTTTGTAGGTCTGTTTAGTTCTCTTTGGCATTGTAGAAGTGCCTACATTCCTTCGACCTTGCCAAGTCTTTTTACCTCTAACTCCAGTGTTAGATTTATGTTCTATATTTTGTGTTGCTTTCCTCATGAATATAATTGTTTCATACTTTTAACATAACTCATCGCAAACAAATCCCAAGATGCAGGTGAGTACTCTTTTAGTTGTGCTATCTCTAGCCCCTCCTCATACCACCTCTCTTCTAGTTCTTGTTGTATTAAGTTGCTCATTAATTCCTCCTCACTTTGTATATGCCTGTCAACTTTTGTTTCTTAGGATGCTCAGATAATATAACTGATTCCCATATTTCTTTTTGAAGTCTAACAGATTCTTTCTTATCTGTCAAGCCCTGTATCTTTACGTTATTTAATTTAGGTTTCCAAGTCTTGTGGTATTGTTTTATTTGATCACTCCAATACCACTCAACCATCGTACCATTATCATCGTACTCGAAGATAGGTTTATACACTAGCCCTCCCTTAAAGACTCAATCATATCTTTCAAACTTTCGATCTCAGATTTTAACTCTTCAATCTCACATTCAAGATTACTATTCAAATCATCTGCATGTTGAATAGCATAGTCATGATTACGTTCTATGTTCTCTTCAGCCTCGTGTATGCTGTTATGTATATCAAGAATTGGATCAGCATACTCCACTACTTCTTCAATGTAATCTCTCATCATTGAAAGTAAATTAGTTTCTCTAGCTGTGATATCGTATCCACTCATATAGCCCTCCTATTTATTTTTATATTAGTATTATAAGTTATATTTATAATAGATATATATTATAAATAATATTTATATTAATAAATATATTTATATATTATATAATATAATATCATTATAACATATGTCTTTCCAAAAGTCAAGTGCTAGTTTTTATAAGGAACTAGCAAACCTTCCTCACTATGCTGCTAAAGTCAACAGATTTTTAGATGCCTGTCTAACTTTATCCTGCCTAGCAACCTGTATCGCAGCAATATTTTTCTGTGCTGTCGACTTCGTTGCATCAGCATGAGTAGCCCAATGAGTCATTGTGTTGTATATAGCCCATGCTGTGCTACCCAACGCTTTTCTCTCATCGTTAGTATACTGTGTCCATAGATTCATAAGAGTTCTATTCCTATAAACTTCAGGCTCAAGCAGTAAACTATCTACTGTGCTAGTCATAGCTTTAACAGGTGTAACAAACTTACAGCCTGCTACATCAGCAAAAGTCTTGAACGCTTGATTGTCTGTAACAGATGTATTCTGCCATCTAATCCATCTTTCCGACTCATTCTGATATACATCAATAGCCTTTGACAACTTCCTAGCCGCATGATCCATGTTCAAGCCTGCAGTATGCCTTGCTTTAAACATTGCAAAACTGTCTAGAAATACTTGCCCGTTTAGACATATCATTCTAACCGCACCTACTTCTACATGGAAACACCATGAGCCATCAAAACTATTCCTAGTTGAGATTTGTAATGCTGTCTCTTCCTTGCCTTGCCCGATTGAATGAGCAGGTAAAGTGTAGACTGCATAGGCTCTCGCACCATCGTGGCTCACTTGTATATCTCTAGTAACTCCCGTTGTATCTAGATCAGAATTCGCAATGATTCTTTCTACAGTTCTAAATGCATCAGGATGTTGTGCAACCTCATAACTCTGCCCAACTATACCGACTGACTCATTGTTATCATCTCTGACTAGTACCTTTTTATTTGGTACAACTTGAATCTCATCATTAGCATCTATGTATTTAACTGGTCTTGTGTAAACATTAAAACCTGCTGAACCATAATCACCTAAGTCATTTAAAACATCATACGTTTTGTTAATTGATATTACATTATTCATTATTTTTTTACCTCACTTTTATTATTATTATTTTTGTTAACATCTTCTGCTAACTCCTTCCAATTTATATGATCATCTTCGAAAATTATATTATCAAAGTCTTCAAATAAATCTCTTTCTTCCATTATTTTCTCCTATATTATTTTAAGTATGTGAATTAAATCACATCTAATTTTAAATGTCAATCTTTTTTTTATTTTATTTTACACCTCCGATTTTAATTTTGTTATCTCTTCATTCAAAAGTCTTATGACCTTTTCAAATTTATCTCGTTCTTCAACTGCATTATTTTTTTGATCTTGCATAGTTAAGAATGCTTTATAATAACTATCTGCATCTTGCACTCGATCTATAAATAACAATACACCACTCACAAGCCCGCCAATGTATGCACAAATACCTAATATAAAACTAAATAGTGTATCATCTAATGCAGCTAACCCCATGATAGATATTATTCCTAAAAACATAAACAACAACATTCCAACTATTCTCATTTCTTTTCCTCCTCATCTCTAATTTTTTCAAAGAACCAAATATTAAACTCATCTCTAACAGTGTTTAGATATCCATACCTGCCGCCAACATCCCAAGCGGGTACATCTGTATAATATCCTGCTAAGTCTTCCATATCATCCTGTATTTTTTGAGATATTTTTTCATAATCTCTATCTAAAACTAATTCAGGCTGTTTTAATACTCTAACATTCCATCCGTTTAATTTACTAACATAATCATCTAAATATTTTAAGTCATCACTAATCATTTTTTTGATCCTCCACTATTTTTTAATACTCTAATATTCCATGCTTGTTTTACCATTGTAACACATTCTTCACAATATGCACCTTCAACGTAGATTATTTTTCTACACCAGTTGCAATTATATTTTTCCATATTTTCTCCTATATTAAATTAAATGAGCAGTTTTAAATCTTGCTCAGGATATTTTTTTAAAGTTCAGAAAAGCTTTTGCTAGTCCATCCTCCATTCCTATGCACCCTGCCCGATAAAGCTTGATACAAATTGTCAGTTAAAGTATTACTAAGTAATGCTAAATGTTTACTATGAAAATTTTCATTATCTATATCTTGATCATACAAAGTAGTTATAAGTTTATGCTCTCTGATAATATCAAAAAGTATATTTCTTTCTTGTTCATCAGCACACGTGATTTCTATTTTATATTCTTTTCTTTTTTTCATTTTTATATTCCTATATTATTTTACATACTGTTTCTGCTTTCGCTTCATCAGGTTAGATACACATCTAACAACAGTAAGCAGTTTTAAATCTTGCTTAGGATTCCTATTAAATATTATTTTAAGCCACTTGTAAAGCACTAATTAAATTATTTTCTTTCAGTACCTTTTTCATCCTCTGCCCATGAGCAACATACGCCACGACTGGAACATCTTTATTCCAACAACTGCGGCACGTTCCGCACTTACCATCATTCAAGTATGCCTTGCAAATTTCTGCAACTGTAGGTGTATCATCAAAAGGAATTATAGTTGATGTATTCACACCTTCTATAATTTCACCATTCACACCATCACTTGAGAGCCTTACAACAACATTATCAAGCTTGTTTAGTTCATCGATAACCTTTTTAAACTTCTTGAACTTGTGCATTCTTGTAGGTATCCAGTGTTTTACCCAAGGTGTAGACTTGCAAATTTCTAGAATCTTTTCAGCTAGTCTTAGATCGTACATATCGCCACTATCGAACCATCTAAAATACCTATCGTTGTCTAGTTCCGCTATCATATCCGCTACCCATTCCTCACGTTTCCAATCTTCTTTATTGTGAATACGTGGTGCTTTTACATTTGGAAAATTATAATTTCCCGTTGTTGCATAGCATCCCTTGCATGCATC